CAAATTTGGGTTGAAAATGTAAATGCAATACTTGCAAAATATCCTATGGCACTACTACGTGATGTAACTCCATTTCAATCACATGATCCTATTCCTGTAATTGATGGCATTACATTAAATCTTATGGTTGCAAATGACACCGAACTTTCTTACTATAACAGTGTATTATATAAGAACGGACAGAAGGCAATTGTTGAAAGTGACAGTGTTACTGGCGGCTGGACCATCAGAGAATTGATGGTAGATCCTGCAGATGCTACTAAAATTTCATGGCAAATTATTGTTGCTCAATCATATGATGTTAGAAATTATTGGTCATATACAGATTGGTATGCAACTGGATATAGCAAAGATACTATTATAACAAAAACAGTTGATTACGAATATCAAATTGCTGCTGCTAATTTAAATGTCAACGACATAGTAAAAGTAAAGTTTGATTCTCGAGGATTGTGGAGTTTAATTCTTATTAAGAAAAACTCACTTGAACTTGTAGGTCAAGAAAGTGCAACAATTCAAATTAATTCCAATCTATACAATAACGCTGTAAATGGTGTTGGTGTAGATACACAAAGTTTTGAAATTAACGGATTTGCTAAAGATTCTTCGATTGAATTTAGAAAACTATTTGATATTATCAATAATCAAATTTTAACCAATGAACTTAGAACAGATTATAAAACAATTATCAAAGCTTTAATTGATAATATATCAACTCAGTTTATTCAAAATGATTGGCTATTGAAAACTAGTTTGATTAATATTAAACATCATGTTCGTTCTCTTGATCCAATTCCAGTTTATGTTAAACAGCCTGAAGACATTGTAACAGAATTTATCAATGAAGTAAAACCTTATCATACTAAGATCAAACAGTATCTGAGTTCATATGATAAAACAGATTTAACTGCATTAGATGTTGTTGATTTTGATCTTCCTGCTTATTTCAACAGCTCAACAGATACTTATAGATCACCACAGTTAGGTAATGACATTGATACTGACGAATTAACAGTTAACATGTATGCATCTTGGCTTAACAATTACAAGTATAGCATTGAACGAATTGATGTACTCGACGGTGGCATCAATTATGGTTACGATTCAAATTTAACAGTTAAAATTGTCGGCGATGGCACAGGCGCTGCTGCAACTGCTTATGTCAGAGGTGGTGAAGTAATTGAAGTTGTTGTTGATAACCCAGGTGCTGGTTATACATATGCCAATGTTCAAATCATAAGCAACTTGGGTACAGGTGCTCGTGTATATGCAAGATTATCAAATGGTCTGCCAAGAACTATAGCAACTACTATTAAATTTGATAGATTTACTTACACTCCAATTACAAAAGATTGGGCTCCAAATACAACTTATGACATCGGTGATTTAATAAACTATAACTTTGTTGTCTACAGACCAATTCAAAGCTTTACCACTGGATCTACATTTAGCTTTAATAATTTACTAGAGCTACGAGTCAGTGTTTGGGAACCTAACAAGCAGTATAGCAAAGATGAGATCATTGTTTATAACAGAGTACCTTATGTAAGTTTGACAGATTTTACAACAGGAACTCAGTTTAACTACAATGCTAATATATCAGTAACACATAGTATTTCTTGGAATGCAAATACTTTTTATGCTGCTAACACTATATTAAGTTATGATGGTACTGCATATTCAGTAACAGCTGATTTTACCAGTGGTAGTGTATTCTCATTGAGCAATGTGATTACTATATTTGAAATTGCAGCTTATCCAGGTGGCTTCTTCGACGATGCTGCCAGCAGAATATGGTCATACTATAATCCAGCTGCTGGCATGCCTGGCAGAGATTTAACTCAGGTAATGACTGGGTTAGAATATGGCGGTGTAACAGTTGTTGGCGAAACATTTGACCAAAAATTAGGATTTGGTTTTGGTCTATATGATCAAATTGCGTATGACAGTAGAACTTTTGATGAAAACGGCTTGTTAAATGTTTATGGTACTCAAGCATTAGATAATACATTGTATAGTCTATATACTGATACACAAGTTGGCATTCGTCCTGAAGATATGATCACTGATGGTGCTGCTTATATTGATACTAATAGCAGTTATGCTCCAGAAGAGTTTATCCCTGGTTATATGTTTGATTCATTAGACATCAGAGTTAAAACATTAACAAGCTATTCTAGTGGTGCACCAGAAATTAAAGTAGTAACCAGTTATGCAGATGACGTCACTCTAAGATATAGTTTCAATTCTATAATAACTCATACTAATTTGCCAATTGGCGGTGTTGAGGGCATAACTGTTTTCAATGACATTGCCGGATTACAAATTGAAGGTGAAGATTATTTTATTAACTGGGAAATGCAGTATATTGAATTTGTAACTCCTCCACAAATTCCCAGCACAGTTTTCATCTACTTAACAGGAATCAGTGGAATTAAAAACATTGACAATGAAGAATTTTATGGTGACAGTGTAACTACTGATTTTGAAATTCAAGATTTTAAATTGAATAACCAGCAGTTTTATATTAAGATTGATGGCATCAGAAATGATGATTGGAGTCTGGTGGACGACAATCAAAAGATCATCATCAGATTTAATCAAGCACCGTTAATGGGAACAATAATTCAAATTCATATGTTTGATCTGTCTGCAGATATCGGAAAAGCATATAGTGAAATTATTTCTCAGCAATATATTGTTCCTGATAATTTTGTAAGCGGCCCATCTGGATATTCAATTGATTTGCCAGAACAGATATTGTATGCCCAACCATGGGAGCCTCTTGTTTCTATAACAGTAGACGGCATGATATTAGAACCCAGTAATCAAGCTTATTATACAAGCGATGGATTCACTAAAACATATAGTTTGCCAACTACTAGAAATGTTGCAAATCTAAATCTAATCACTGACAGTGATATTGTTGTTGTTGTGGATGGAGAAACTAAAAATAGCTATCTTGATTATGTCATCAACAGAGATGGCATTAACATGCCAACAATAACATTTGCTGTAGCTGTAGATTTTGGGTCACTGATCACTGTCAGCAACAAAAGTGAAGCAGAATTTGTAGTATATGATAATCAAACTTTGATCATTAAGCCTTCAGTATCACTATTGCCTGAATCAGTAATCAATGTTACTGTATATGGGGTAACTGATCAGTATGATATCAGAACAGAAGTATTCAGTGGAGTTATATCTACCGTTGGAGACACTTACATTGGATTTGATGAATTAGGATTCGAAGTTCAAAATTTTGATTCTGAGAAATCTAATTTTATTACTGCTCCCACATATACACTTAGCAGACCAATTACTAACGCAAATAATGTCACTGTATATTTAAATGGACAGCAGTTAGTTGCATATTACGATTATGTATTTGCAACACCAACAATTATAAGAATTGATCCTCAGTACAATATTTCTCAGTCTGACATAATTGTTATTAAACATGTTGGAGAAGCTCATATACAAAATGATATCGAATATAGAATATTCAAAGGTATTACTGAGACTTATAATTACTTAGGTATTAGTAAGAACACAACAACTATATTAACAAAAGAACTATTGATTACCGACAAGTGGATATATGTTGAAAACATTGAAGTATTGAGTCAACCTGATCCTGTACATGCATCACCTGGTGTTGTATTCATCAATGGTGAAAGAATTACTTTTGGTATCATTGATTTCGTCAACAGCAGATTAGGACAACTTAATCGAGCAACAAATGGTACTGGTAGTGCTAACAGCTATCCTATTAATTCAAAAGTTTACGATAGTGGATTTGCAGTTGAAATTCCAAATAGTCGTGACACTTATGTTACAACAACTATGGATACAACTTTGATTAGTAAATCTGGTGATTCGGTTATTGTGCCCGCAGGCGGTTTGATTCGTCAAGGGCAAGTTTGGTATAATCCAGGGCTATCATCTGTAACTGATGGAACAGGAATAGAAAATGCAACCACTGTGCAAGCTAACTTCTTAAAGGCATTATAATGAATTCTACACCCAAATCTAATGTAATAAATAAAGAACAGCAAGAGAAAAAGCAAATGTCATCTAAACCAAATGAAATGGGCGGAGTTAGTGTAGAAGGGCATATTAAGATATGGGACCCAACTACAGGCGAAGTAATTGTTAATAAACGCAACGCCATTCATTATGAAAATTTCAGTGAATCGCTTGCATTAAGTGTAGGTAATCAACAACAGGGTTGGATACATGAAATGGCTTTTGGTAATGGCGGAACTAACGTAGATCCAACTGGCATTATCACTTATCTTCCAACTAATACAACCGGCAGCAATGCTTCATTGTATAATCAAACTTATTACAAAGTTGTAGACACCAACAGTATCTACAACACAGATCCTACAAGAAACTTAATTCAAGTAAGACATGTTCCTGGTACTGTATATACAGACGTATTAGTCACTTGCTTATTAGATTATGGCGAGCCAAGTGGTCAAGCAGCATTCGACAACAGCACAAGTATGGCAGATAGTTTTGTATTTGACGAACTTGGATTAAAGAGTTGGAATCCAAATGGTGTAGATACAGGAATGTTACTAACACATGTTATCTTTCATCCCATACAAAAGTCATTGAATAGATTAATTCAAATTGATTATACTGTCAGAGTCCAGACCTTGACCAATTTATCCAGTTAAGTTTAATTAAATAATGATGCAGGTCGCGGAGTTCGCAGCTCCCACTTGCTCTATTACTAATAGGGAGTAATAGCATCGACGGCAAAATCTTTCTCTCAGCCAGGGCTGCTTGTACTGAACTAAATAATATCAAATATACAACATTGATCAAGAGAATTGAAAGTCTAAATTTTCAAACTTACTTTTGGTTACAAGTATAAGGATAAACAATGCCTTTTTATATTAATCATACTGATGGAACTAGTCTTGTTACAGTGCAAGATGGCACTATTGATAATACAACCACCAGTCTTACTTTAGTAGGTAAGAATTTTCCTACTTATGGGCAATATATAAATCAAGACTTGATTACTCTATTAGAAAATTCTTCTAATACAACAAGTCCCAATGCACCTCTTAATGGTCAGTTATGGTATAATAGCAGTGACAAAAGTTTAAACTATTATAGAGAAGGTTCAACTGCTAGTGCTTGGCATAAACTAGCAACAACAATTGAAAGTGCAACTCAACCTACAGATTCTAGAACAGGTGATCTTTGGTGGGATACTGTAAACGTACAGCTAAAGCTTTACACTGGTACAACCTGGCAGGTGATTGGACCACAAACAACTACCAGCGGTAGGTTGACTGTGTCGGGAAACAATAGTTTTCAATTAATCATTGGCGGTAATACATATCTAACAGTAGATAATCAGGGTGGATTAACTCTTCCTTATAATCCATGTGTTTTTGGTTATGATTCTTATCCAGTGGGAACTACTAATTTTACTACAGGTGGTATTGGTTCTTTCTCAGTTTGGAAGCCTATTATTACTATAGACAGAGGCAGCAACTTTACGCAAAGTACAGGCGTATTCACTGTAAAAACCACTGGAATATATCGTGTATATGCTCATGTTGCTGCAATAACTGGAACTACTACAGGTAACGTAATTTTAAAATGGCAAAAAAACAGTGCCGATATAAACATCGCAGCTAAACGTAATTTCTATAGTGCTGCGTTAGCAGGCGAAGCAGATCAACTTGTATGCAGTGGAATGATTTCAGCTTTAGCGGGCGATACAATTAAATTAGCATATGCAACTGATAGTGATGCCACTTGTGCGATTAGTTATACCAACAGCAGTTATAGCATTCAGCTAGTTGGCTAAATGCCAATAAATAACTGGGGAACTAATTCATGTCATATTATGTCAACAGAACTGATGGAAATATTGCTGCTGTAGTAGAAGACGGCACAGTCAATACTCAAACTAGTTTGAAGCTAATTGGTGTAGGCTATGCAAATTATGCAGAAGCAATTGCTGAAAATTTTGTTGATCTTATGGAAAGTTTCTCAGGATTCAATCCTCCCCCAAATCCGATCGAAGGCCAACTTTGGTACAATAAATCAGCATTACAATTACAAGTATTTGATGGTACAATTTTCTTGCCTGTTAATAATGCTAAGATAAGTGATTCAATCCCAACAAATGCTAATCAAGGCGATTTTTGGTATAATCCAACTGATATGCAACTGCTTTTTCTAAACGGTGATCAGTGGCAGATTATTGCTCCTGCTTATACTAGCAGTCAAGGTCGTAGCGAAGTTTCAATTGAAACTATCACTGACGGTGTTGGAACTACTCATACTGCTGCAATAGTATATGTGTCAGGTCTAATCACTTTAATTATCAGCAACGACACTGCTTATCAACCACATCCTTATATTGATGGATTTAATTGGATCAGCCCAGGTATTAATCTTCCTTCATTTGCACAAACTCAAAATGGTATATTTTGGGGTGGCAATGGTAATGCTTACACAGGTGGCATTACTGTTAATAATACTTATGGTGCAGTTGGAACTTATACTATGGCTAATGTTGCTGCAACTACAAATACAACATATACAACCAGTGACATTTCTAGTTTGCCTTCTGGTAATTGGTTATGCATGGGATCTGCTGCTGCTTCATCGATGTTTTTACGAATATCATAAATTTTACCCTAAAATAGTTATTAGCAAAAACCATAAATACTCTAAACAAGAGTGTGAAGAATGACTTACATTATTACTAATTCATCTGGTTCAAAAACATATACCATCAATGATGGTACTTTGGATACAACTGACCTTGATATCAATTTGCCCGGCAGAGGATATGTTAGTTATGGTTCTGCTCTTAATACAAATTTTCTTAAACTACTAGAAAATTTTAGTAATAGTTCAGCTCCTGCAATGCCAGTAACTGGCCAACTTTGGTATGATAGTTTAAATGGTTTATTAAAAGTATATAATGGCGCTTCATTTACTGCTGTACAAACTGTAATTAATACCAGTGACATTACATTAGGTAGTCTAAGACTTTATAATAATAGTTTAACTGGTCAAACTAATAATGCCAATGTTAACATTATTCCAAATGGAACTGGTTATACTGTAGTAAACAATCTAGGTATTGTGGGAACAAGTACCGGTAAGTTACTTTACACTGCCGCAAACGGATCAATTCAATCTACTACAATGAGTTACACTACTAGTGGTGATACATTAACCGTTACCAGTATCAATGGTACTAATTTTGCTGGAACTAGTGGATCATTTAATACTGCGATTGTTAGCGGTAATACAAGCACTGGTAATCTTACTGCGTCAACTGCTGTTTATAGTCCTGCTTATTTTTACTCAAACGGCGTTGCATTTACTACTAGTGGCGGGTCAAGTTATAGTAATACTACCGTTGCTGCGTATTTGGCTGCGGGAATAAATTCTACTATAATTGGCATTAATGCAAATGTCTCTTCGGCTAATAGTGTGATAGCAGGTCAGACAACAAGTATTAATACAATTAATGCAAATATTTTAGCAGCTAATAGTGTAATTGCAACTAAGACAACATATGCTAATTCAAATGTTGCTGCTTATTTGTCAACATATGCTGGTACAATTTACGGCAATATATCAGGTAATCTCAATGTAACTAGTTTAAATGTTAGTGGAACAGCAAATGCAAATGCATTTACAGCTACATATGGCGGACAAATAACTGGCTATCTAACTGGCCCAATTGGAGCTAACACAGCCAATAGTGGCTCATTTACAACATTAACATCGAGTGCTCAGACAAATCTTGCCAACACAGCAGTGAGCAGTTTGTATATTTCCAATGGTATATTTTGGGCTAATGGTACTGCTAGTATACAAGTTTATGCTAATCTAAATACAGTTGTAAGTGCAAATCTTCTTCCTCAGGCAAACAATTCTTATAATATTGGGTCTGCTACTGCATACTGGGGTAATGTATATGCTAATAGCATCATCACAAATGGAAATGTTAAGTCTTCGAGTTATTTCGTAGGCAACGGTTACTACTTAACAGGCCTATCAGCATCGAGCACATTAGCTGCTAATACGGTAAAAGCAATATCAGGTAGTTATACTATAACAACAAGTGATAGTCAGACTACTCTTGAGGCAGCAGATGGAACAACAATTACTTTAGGAACTTTAAGTTCAGCGGTTAAAGTAGATATCGTTCAAACTGGAACAGGTACAGTTACAATAACTGGTTCTAACTTAAATTCGAGAGTCGGAACAGGAACTGTATATCTATCAGCACAGTATGCAGGTTGTACTGTTTACAATAATTCCGGTGGTACTTTAGCAAACTGGGTTGCTGTTGGAGATATTTCCTCATCATGATAAATTTTAGTGGAGCTAGTAAAACAACTTATCAAACTTTAAGACAGAGTTTAGTTTTTATAGGTGATTCTATCACATGGGGCCACGGCTTAACAAATCAAACACAGACGATCGCATATAAAATACAACAGCATATCAATAGTAGATACACATATACACCAGCAACTTGGGGCGCAAGTGGTGCTTATGATATAGTTGCAAGAAACATAATGATGGACGATACTACCAATAGTCCATTTAACGGAGGTCAGTTTACCTCAGGACCGATACTGGATATATCAGGTGCTACGATAGCTGCTGCTGGTGTTGGTATCTATCCTTTCTCCGATGCCACTGGCAACTCAACTAGCGTAACAATTTATTCTGGATGGAATGATGGTGCTATAACTTTAGAAGCAGGATCGATTACATTTACAGCCAATTATCCAAATACTAATAACGGATATACATTAATCGGAGCGATGGGTGCTGGTAAGTTCCAATTATTACAAGGAACTACGGATTTAGGTACATATACAGTTGGTGCGATAATCACAGGTACAGTATCAAGCGGATCAGCAACAATGACCAATGTTAGCATTACATATGGAACTGTTACAACAGGTTCTTATCTTTATACTAGTGGATTTCCAACAGGAAATTCAGCTACTACTGTTTCGGCATATAGCGGTGGATCATCTCTTACTATGAGCACTACTTCTACTATTGATGGGACATATACATTCTATTCACTTGCCGGTGTGACACAAAAGTTCTTTATCGGACCATTTAGTGCGAACGGTAGTAGCTCATACTCAATAAAATGGATAGCTGATCTCCCAGTTATTACTATGTTGCATCCAACGACTGTATATCCAACTACATACACAACTATTCAGATTAATGCTCGTAATTCGTATGGGATAGCAGATTATTCCTCAATTCCTAACTATCCATTGACGGGTGAAAACGATGTTATCGCTAAAGAAATAATGGCAATGACTTTACACGATGATACTGGTATAACAGGTGGCTATGCCACTCGACCAACTTATATAATATCTACAGGCATCAATGATATAGTAGCCCGAGCAATAACACCTGCTGATTATTCTACAGAATTAACTAGATTAGCAAATGCATTAACAAATACCGGTAATACAAATCATGGAAGAGTAATACTAACAGTACCTCTAATACCATCGTCGGGTTGGAGCACTAGCCTTGGAACATATGGTGATTATAGGAAAGCCATCATCAGTGTAGCAAAATCATTATCTCTAAGCTATATTGATCTTTCTCGCTTAAATCTAAGTGGATCTGATTATATTGACGGGATACACCCAAATGATGCTGGAACTACAAAGATAGCCAAATATTATATAAGTATGTTAGAGTTATAAGTAGAAAGGTATTAAAATGTCATTTCCATCAAGTCCGGCCAATGGTAATGTAACAACTATAGCAGGTAAGCAGTATGTCTATGTTTCCAGCAAAGGTGCATGGGTTGCTAATATTGGTTCTTACAGTAATGACATTACACTACTTGGTAATATAAATGCTTTACAAATAACTGGTTATTGGAGAAAGAAAAGATCCACATATGTATGTTACTGGATGGACTGATAATGATGGTAAAGTTATTGTCGAACCATTACATAAAAAAGTCGACGATGGTTTTTCTTAATAAAACACACTAATTGAACAGTTAAGACTTCTCTTATTTCTCGCTAAATAAGCTGTAGGAGCTTTTTAGAATGGCATATACGATTACACCCACCAATGGACAAAATCCAATCATCGTTGCTGATGGTACTTTAAATACTTCAACCACGCTAACATTGGTTGGTAAGAATTATCCCAATTATGGAACTATTTTAGATCAAAATCTATTTAGACTATTGGAAAATTCTGCTAATTCTACAGCACCTAGCAGTCCAGTTAATGGTGAAATTTGGTGGGATACAACCAACAGAATACTTAAAGTATGGGTTGGCTCAGCTTGGAAACCAATTGGTGGCGTTGTTTCAACAGCCGCTGGTACTCCTCCTGCTTCAAATAACAATGTTGGCGATCTATGGTGGGATTCGACTCCGGGCAATAGTGCATTATGGGCATATGATGGAACATTACAAGCATATAAGAAAATAGGCCCAATTGGCGGTACTGCTGATATTTCGTCTGAGGTATTGTCGGATGGCAGCAGCAGTCACAATGTTATTAGCTTTAAGCTAAGTGGCACTCGCTATATGATTTTCTCTACAGATGCAACATTCTCTCCTAGTCCTGCAATTAGTGGATTTCAAAGCATTAGCCCTGGATTAAATTTAGCAAGTTCTACATTCTTAGTAAACGCAAAATTTGTTGGACAAGCAAGTGATTCGGTAACAGTAGGTGGCATTGCTCCTGCTAGTTTTGTTCGTTCAGATCAAAATACCAGTACTACTGGAACATTAAGTGTATTAAACAATAACGGTTTATTTGTTGGTACAGCTCAGAATTTAAATCTCAGTGCAGCAACTCCTGATGTCAGTATCACTGATCAAGTTAATGGCGGAACTATGCGCCTTGAAGTTCACGACAGTGGTGGAAATCTAATAGATGCATTGGATATTTTACCAAATGGTAATGTCTTATGTAACTTTGATCTTGTTATCGCAGGCAGCATTAAGAGTGGCGGCAGCGGTGACTTTTTAATTACATCTACTACTGCAAGTACTAATCCAACTACTGGCGCATTCCAAGACAGAGGTGGTGCAGGCATTTCAGGTAATTTAAATGTTGGCGGAACACAAAATTATTTCTCAGGTACAGTAACTGCTCAAAATATTACTTCAAACAGTTCTATTACAGCTGGTAGCACTGTTACAGCAGCTAATTTTACTGGTAATTTAATAACTGCTATACAATCAAATGTTACTACTTTAGGAACATTAACTTCAGTGACAGTTGCTGGCGCAGCAACTTTTAATAATGGTCTTACTGTATCTACAGGAACTGTTAACCTAGGTGCTGTATCAAATTTAAAAATTACTGGAGCTGTCAGCACAAATCAATTCTTAACAGCAGATACTAGTGGAAATTGTTCATGGGGCACAGTTGTGGTTCCATCAGTTCCAACTTTAGTGAGTTCATTTACCAATGATCGAGGCTATTATAGTTCAGGAAACAATGTAAGTTTTGGTACTGGTGCATTTAGTGGCGCAGTGTCAACCGGTGCATTAACAGTAACAGGTGCAATAAGTGCTACAGGAGATATTATTGCTTTTGCAACATCGGATGCAAGATTAAAAACTGATATCAAATCTATTGACAATGCACTTGACAAAGTAGCTAGTCTTCGTGGTATTACATACTCGTGGAATGAAATAGGTCTTAATAGTTTTGATGTTGAGACTGTCCCTCCATACTTAATGGAAAGAGAAGTTGGACTTATTGCTCAAGAAGTGCAAGAAGTATTACCTGAAGTTGTTGTTACTAGAACAAACGGTTATCTTGCTATGCGTTACGAGCGTGTTGTTCCTCTACTTGTCGAAGCTATTAAAGAGCTTAGAGAACAAGTAAATGAATTGCGTAAAGTTACAAACAATGTACCTACGCTTCCAACGCCAGATGATGATAATCAAACTCAGCAAGGTAGTGGTGCTTTTTAAAATAGATTAAAAAATAATACTAATAAATATATTAGTATTAGGATAATCACATATGGCATTGACTCGCATTAGAAATAATCAGGTGTATAATAGCGATATCAATGCCGCAGTCAAAATCCAATTGGGTTCTATTACTGGAAACTTATTTGCAAACACTTTAAGTTACAGCGGCAATTTAATAGTTTCAGGTGTAACAACACATTCAGCAAATGTTGTTATTTCAAATAGCACTGCAAGTCCTTTAGCAAGTTCAACTGTTGGTTCACTTGTAATATCCGGCGCCGGCGGATTAGCAGTTGGCGGTAATATTAATGCTCAAGGTAGCTTATACAGTGCTGCTGCAACTAGTTATTTTGGAGCAGGATCTAGTAGTTCAAATTTAACCAATCCAACAATTATTGCTAAAGGTGCTGGATCAACATATACACAGGTAGCATTAATTAATGCAACTGCTACAGGCAGTGCTGACTTTATTGCATATCCAGATAATTATCCTGGCTCAAGTAATGATCACGGATGGAGTGATCTTGGATTCACTGGCAGTGCATTTAACGATCCAAATTACACTATTACTAAGCCAAACGATGCTTATGTATTTGGTTCAGCTGCCAGTAACAGTTATGGCGGTAATCTTGTATTAGCAACTGACTCCACTGGCAGTTATAATGATATTGTTTTTGCAACCGGCGGCTTTGCTAGTGCCAATGAAAAAATGCGTTTCATTAATAGTACAGGGCAGCTATATATTGAAACTACAACATCGTCAACTTCAACTGCTACTGGAGCTTTGCGTGTTGCAGGCGGCGCGGGCATAGCTGGTAGTGTTTATGCAAATAATTTTACGGGTGTTTCAATATATGCAGGAACAATTGGTAACACCGGTGCATCTTTAGTTGGTACATTAACAGGATCTGCTACTTCAGCAACTTATGTAACTGGATTGACTTCTGCAAACGTACAAGCAGTTATTGGATCAGTAACCTCAGCAAGTTTTCCAACACTTAATCAAAACACAACTGGTACTGCTACGTCAGCAACTTATGTAACTGGCTTAACTGCTGCGAATGTTCAATCAGTAATTGGTTCAGTGTCATCAGTTAGTTTCCCAACACTTAATCAGAACACAACAGGCAGTGCTCAATATGTAACTGGCTTAACTGCTGCAAATGTACAAGCAGTAATTGGATCAGTATCTTCGGCCAGTTTCCCAACATTAAATCAGAACACAACTGGTACTGCTGCTACTGTAACAACTGCCAATCAGCCTAATATTACAACAGTATCAGGATTGACTAGTTTTGGAACTGCAGGAGTAACAACAACTGCTCAGGGTAATTTAACAGTTGTGGGTAATTTAACAGTTAGTGGTAATATTAATACCATTGGAAATGTTTATAATACAACAATTGTTGGTAATACAGGTCAATTTTTTGGAAATATATCAGGATTTAATGCACTATACGCAGGTATCGGAACAGGATATTTCATTGAACCTCAAATGGCTGTTCAAATCAGTACTAACTTCAATGGTTATGCTGGCGTTAACATGCAGAATATTAATTCTGGGCCATTAGCTTCAACTGATATGTTTTGGACCCCTAATAACGGTACCGCTAACGATACATTTCTAGATGTTGGTATTAGCAGTAGTACTTACAGTTATCCTGGATATAGTATAATTCAACCAAATGATGCTTATATTATTGCTTATGGAAATGCCACAACTCAAGGTGGTAACTTAATTTTAAATACTGGTATTAGTAACGATATTATATTTGCAACAAATGGATCTGCTGCTGCAAATGAAGTAATGCGTATTACTCGTGCTAACGTAGTTAATATTAAATCTACAGTGTCAAGTACAACTACTACCAATGGTGCATTAGTGGTAGCAGGCGGCGCCGGTATTTCTGGCAATTTATTTGTTGGAAATATAATTACTACTGGCGGTGTATTTTGGGCCAATGGAAATTCTTATAGTTCAGGCGTATCTGGAGGATCTACTTATTCAAATGCCAATGTTGCTGCTTATCTGCCAACATATACTGGAAATTTAACAGCAGGCAATATTAATGTTACTAATCAAATAATAGGTTATCATACGGGTGTAATTGGTGCTAATATTGCTAATACTGGTTCATTTACAACACTTACTGCTAATTCATTGACTACAAATGGCACCAGTGGTAATATTAGTGGTGCAAATTATATTTTCTCTAATGTTGTCAATGCAGGAACTATTGGTAATATAAATGCATTGTTAGTTGGAAACTTAAGTGGTTCTGCGAACTCAGCAACTTATATTACTGGATTAACAGCAGCAAATGTTCAAGCAGTAATTGGATCAGTAAGTTCAGCTAGTTTCCCAACATTAAATCAAAACACAACTGGCAGTGCTCAATTTGTAACCGGTTTAACTGCTGCAAACGTACAAGCAGTTATTGGATCAGTAACCTCAGCAAGTTTTCCAACACTTAATCAGAACACTACTGGATATGCAGCAACAGTATCGGGTGCAGCTCAAGGTAATATCACATCATTTGGTAATTTAACTGGGTTATCTGTTAATGGTGTAACAAACTTATATGGAGGCGCTGGCGGAACACAACTTGCAATGTGGAGTGGAGGAGATTTATTAATCTACAATGCTACTAATACTGGTTCTACTCGTTTATATTGTGATAATGATCAACAATTGTTAATATCAGGAACAATATTACCTAGTGCTAATATTACATATAATTTAGGATCAACAACAGCAAATTGGTCAACGGTATATGCTGTTACATTCAGTGGTACTTCAACAACTGCAAAATACGCTGACTTGGCAGAAAAATATATTGCCGATTGTGATTTATTGCCTGGAGATGTTGTTGTATTTGGTGGCTTACATGAAATTACAAAAACTACTGTTTCGCATGATGATAGAATTGCCGGAGTTGTATCAACTAATCCAGCATACTTAATGAACAGTGATGCTGCTGGATATCCAATTGGATTACAAGGTCGTTTACCTTGTCGTGTATTAGGCCCAATTAATAAAGGACAAAGTTTAGTTTCAAGTAGCATTGCTGGAGTCGCACAGGCTTTAGATAAAACAAAATATATACCTGGTTGTATAATTGGTAAGAGTTTGGAAGAAATAACAACTGATGATATTCAAACTATTGAAGTTGTAGTTGGTAGATTATAAACTAAACAATCTCAAGAATATCTTTCATTGTATGCAGTTTCTGTTGAATATCATCATTACTCAAGCTACTCCACAATCCAGGATGCAATGGTCGTGGAAAACTATTAACATCGCACCAGCAATAACCTTTATGCTCATCACTTAAATTAGGAATAAATTCCTTATCAATGATGCAGATGAAAGTATGATATTCAAAATTTCCATCATCGCTGCGAAATAGTTCAAGAGGAATAGTTTTGTTTATAGATAAATCATAACCAACTTCTTCAATTATCTCACGTGATAAAGCTTGCATTACTGTTTCAGTATCTTCAACTTTACCACCAACAAGCCCCCATGTATTACTGTGAGTATCATTGTCACGAAGTAAGAATAACAATCGTTTTGTATCGTTGGCTAATAGTAATGCGCCACAGGCTTTGAATAATTTCATATGATCAATAACCAATAGCCTTCGGCATATAGACCTTCCCAACTTTTCTGCCAAAGATTGTCTACCCACTTGTATTGTATGTTTGTATAAATGTTAGTTACATATTCTTCTGTTGTGGTTGCTTGACTATCAAATGAGATGTTCCAATTATTACCATCATACTCGACGATGTCATTTGCATATGCAAAAGTTACGGTATTATCCGTGTTAGCCCAAGCTACTGGAATATTACTTGGATCATTACTTGCATTGCCTATATTATTATTAATAATTAGATATCGTTGACCTGCTGTGGCAATTGGTAATCCAACTCCTGGTCCTGCTATCAGTGGATCAACAATTCTGTCGACTGCAACCAATGAATTAGAAGGAATAGTAGCCGGATCAACATTAAAAAGTAATACACTATCATTTGTTGGATCATAAGAAATAGTCCCAACAACTGTATTACCATTGTTCTCGTCGACAAATGCCATCATACTAATACCATTTGATATTTCACCTATATAGTTAATAACACTTCTCCATGGAATAGGCTCATTAACAGGCACTGGTACACCGAGTGGAGTATTCGTTCCATACAATGTATTTTGACTGAGTATAACTTGTCCATTAGCAACAATAGCATTATAGCCACTGGGAGTAAACCATTGTCTTGAACCAAGTTGATTTGCGGTATCGGTTATAGCTTGAGCAAGATTACCACTTGAATCATACATTGTAGCAACAATACTAGTTACAGCATTTAGCTTCTTAACTAGGGCAGGTGGTGTAATATATACTGGAATCTCAAAAGTAAATGTTGCAACGTCAATTGGATCTTCAGTGCCAATTGGAATAGTTCTGCTGCTGAAATTAGTATCAGTCAACATAATCCAACTTAAACTAGTCCAATCTAGATAGTTCTCTGTACTTTGAATCTCCAAACTGGGATTAAACATAATAGCAATCTGTTCCCACAGTTGTAGTTTCTGTTCAATATTACTTGTATAGATATCAAGCTTTAGATCCATGCGATATGGAACTGGCATCATACGTTCTACTGTCACTGCATTTTGTTGATAAGTTTTTATTTCGCCAGTGAGTGGATCGGTTGAACGTTGT